TGTGGTCAGGTCTATGAGTTTATGGGTTACTCAGCAGGTAAGCTGGGAACTAACCCAACTCGCTCAACGGTTATTGCCGCTAAAGAGCTGATGAATAACAACAAGGTTCCAATGGCTGGTAGAAACATGCTTGTTTCTCCTAACGCTGAAGGTTCACTGTTAGACATTGGTGAGTTCATCAAGGCTAATGAAGTTGGCGATGATGGTACGGCACTCCGTGAAGGTCACCTCGGACGCAAGTTCGGTTTTGACTTCTTCATGGGTCAGAACGTAGCAAGTGTCGCAGCCGGTAGCACGACTGTTACTGGAGCCATTAACTATTCGTCAGGTTATGCTGCTGGTTCAACGGCATTGACTGTGAATGGTTTCTCTGCTGCAATCGCGGCTGGTAGCTGGTGCACAATAGCCGGTGACATGGTTCCTCAGCAGATTCAGTCAACCACTGGTGGCGGAACTCCTACAGTGTTGAACATCCTGCCAGGGCTTAAGTCAGCAGTGCTACATTCTGCGGTAATTACCGTATACACAGCTGGTGCAATTAATCAGGCAGTATCCCCTGCCGGATATGCTTCTGGTTATGAGAAGGACCTAGTTGTGGACGGTTTTGCAATCGCTCCTAAGACTGGTCAGCTGGTATCTGTTGGACTGGATGGCTATAGATATAGCGCACTCAGCACTCCGACTACGACTGGAATCCTGCCGAATCGTCCTTTGGACGCTGCGGTAGCCAATGATGCTGTCGTAGGTATTGGACCTGCTGGTGAGTATTGCTTTGGTTTCCATCGCAATGCTATTGCACTTGTAACACGTCCGCTGGCACAGCCACGGGCTGGCGCAGGTGCTCTGTCTGCTGTTGCTAACTTCAATGGTCTGTCTATTCGTGTGACGATCACCTATGAAGGTCGCAAACAGGGTCATTTGGTTACTGTCGATATGCTTGCTGGTGTTAAGACTCTTGACACGGCACTCGGATGCGTCATGTATGCCTAATTAGTTTGGTGCGGGAGTCTCTTCGGAGACTCCCAATCCTCTAGGAGTTGTAATGACGGCTAAGAATACACTACGACAGATTGCATTAATCATCTATAAAATGAAGAGACAGTTTGGACTGGCAGGGATACTAAGGTATCCTAATAATGCTATGTCCAGTTATGATATTACAACAGGCGAGACTTCGATAGTGTATGTGGATCTTCCGATTTCTAGAATCATACGACTGCCGAGACGCGGGGTAGCTGATTTCGTTTATGATCTATCCTTTATTGCAGCAAATAAAAACTTTACATATGGTGGGGAATTTGATACTAATGACAGGTGGTTCATAATCGACGTCAAGGATTTGACAGTAGGTTATAGATACCCAAATCCAGTATTGCAAATAACTACTGAATACTATATCATTGTTGAGGGTAGATCATATAAGGTTTATGAATGTAATTTAGCAGAACATAACAATGCTTATCTCATACGAGGTAGGGAAATTGTTAGTTCAGATACTGTGAGTTAAATATGAGTGCAAACTTAAACTGGCCCCGTTGGATTTTTGCTTCTGTCAGCAAACATTTTGATGACAGACGGCAAGGATTAAAAATGTTTATTGAGGGGCAACATAGAGACACACGCAAGGATAAGGACTTCATAGAATTGCGGGTGGATGGTCCACAGATTACTGAAATCAGTAAGGACTACTGGAAGATATATGGTGAAGTCAATATACTCGTGACATCAGCTATGGACGTTACAAACTATCATCGTATACATCAAAATAGCGGTATTGTTGCTGCTGCATTTACGACGATAAATTTGTTCAAGTTCGGCACTGGAGTCTTAGATGATCAAACTCAGTGGGCTTGTTGGAATTTGTTGCAAAATAGTGGCAAGCGACAAAGAGTTGACATCTTTAACTTTGGTCAAGTTGACTCAAAGAGTGAGTTAGTACAGGCAAGTGTTGAAGGTCATTACGAAACCTTCGTTAAAGTATAAGGAGAGACGAGATGAAGAAAATGAGAAGTAAATGGGTTTCTGTGTTTGCACAGATCGACCTCAAGTATGTTACCATCAAATTGGTTGACGGAACAACACCGACACCCAATGAGCTGGAGATCACTATTGGTGAAGGTAATCTTACCTATACCGAAGCGAGAAACATCGAGTATACGCTTGATCGCGGAAATCTCGATGAAGTTCGTGAAGGCGATCAGGGTCCTGTCGATGTCTCGATTGACTTGGTATGGGAATACCTGCGTGGTTCTTCAGCGTCTGGTGCTCTTCCTACAGTTGAGGAAGCGTTCAAGAAGATCGGTAATGCAGCTGCATGGGTTTCGACAGACACAGATACGTGTCGGCCCTATGCTGTTGACCTAGTAGTTACCTATGCCCCAGTACCCGCATCATGCGGTGACAAGGAAGTTATAACCCTTCCTGACTTCCGCTATGAGTCACTTGACCATGACCTTAGGGCTGGAACAGTGAGTGTGTCTGGTAAGTGTAATGTTACGCGGGCGTCTGTTGTCAGGTCGGCACAGTCGTAAGGCAAAAGTATTAGGATGGGATGTGGTAAATCCCACATCCCATCCACACCCACTCACGGTATTGTGAGGTTATTCAAAGGAAACGTATTAGTATGAAGATCAAAGGAAAAGTTATTGAACAGCCGTCAGAAGAAGTTATTGTATTTCCTCGTAAGAGTGGTAATATAGTATTCAAAGCAAAGCCCGTTAGTAATTATAAGGACTTTGAAAAGATATGCCCTGCGCCAAAGCCAGAGCAGATAATGAAACCTGGTGGAGAAATCTCACAGGATATTGAAAGTCCAAAGTATAAAAAAGCAATTGACGAGTGGGCGGAACGCAAGGTTCATTGGATGATTCTTAAATCCATTAGCGCTACTGAGGGGCTAGAGTGGGACACGGTAGACATGTCCAAGCCCGAGACCTATGAGAACTACATTGCCGAACTGGAAGGATCTGGCATTACAGCTATGGAAGTATCAAAGCTGTTCCAGATTGTTCAGATCGCTTGTGGTCTTAATCAAGACAAGATTGATGAGGCTACGAAATCTTTTTTAGCTGGGCAGGCGGTACAGTAAGGCAAAGAAAGTTACCACAAGGGCGTACAAATAAGTATGCCATTTGGCGCTCTTGTGAAACTTTCAATCTTGTACCTCCGAACGTTAAAAAGAATTGGGAAGAAAATGACGTCTTAACACAAGCGGATTTAGTTGCCTACTACCAAGTACGTGACTATGAAGCTCAAGAACGAGGGACTCTGTAATGGCTATTTTCCAGGCAACTATAAGGCGGAAGGAAAAACTTCCAACTGACTTGCGACGCATGCTTGTGTCTACGCATAGTCGGGCTAGTGTTGTCTGGAGAAAAGCCGTTAGGATTTTTATAGAAAGACTTGCAGAAGAAGTTGAAAGACATCAAGACACTGGTATGTCGTATGCTTCATTATTTCACATAGCGCATATAGTCAGAGCTAAGATAGGTTCTGGTTCCACTAAAGTAGAGCCACGTAAAGGATTTACTAGCATCACTGGTAGCTATTATCCAAATAGGTATAGAGATATACATACTGGTTTATCACTAGGTGCTAAGACAGCTAAGATTCAGTATGGTCACCCGACAAATCCACGCTACAATTTTGAATTTAGAATACAGGTTTATCAATATATGATCCATGAATATGGATTAGGGTTCCACCAAGGTAAAGCTTGGGAAAGTATATACAAAGCCGAGACGGCTATGAACTACTACTTAGCTAAAAATGCCCGACAGTTTGTTCCGCGATTCTCTGATATATTCAGGGGTAAGCAAAGGCATGTACAAAATCCAACGAACGAGGAATAGATTTATGAAATCATGGATGTCAGTATTTGCCCTAGAGAATGAGTCTGTTGAATATAGCATAAATGCTCAAGCGTATCTTGCTCCTCTTAAAGCGATGATTGAGGGGCATAAGCAATATAATAATGTTCTGAATACATCAATCATTCAGGTACAAAAACAGGTCAATAGTCAGAACGAACTCTTGACATCAATTACAAGTCAGGCAGGTCCATTAAGACAGTTAACGCAACTGTTTACATCCGCCGTTTCTAGCCAAGTTGCTTACGATAGAGCTACCAGAAATACATCTACGGCATTAGCTGAACAGCAAAGAACGGAAGAAGCACTTCAGCGTACACTTGCTAAACATCGGAACCAAGCACAGGCAGGGATTACTGCATCATACCCATCAACTAGACCGGCTGGTGCGACGGGTGTCGAAGAAACAAACTTTTCTAGGCAAGAGAGGCAAGTTCTAAAGTTAGCATCGGCACTAGAATTATCTTCGGCAGAAGTACAAAGATTCTTTACTGAGACACGCGATGGGACAGTTAAAGTAACAGATTTAAATACATCACTTATTAATTCTATTCAAAAGCTAGACGTAACATATAATAAGGTGGGTGTTACTAACCAAAAGACGATAGCCGCTAGCATATCGTTGGCTGAAAAAGAAATAGCCATAAAAGCAAAAGCGGCACAACAACTAGATGTACAGGTTCAGAAAGCTGCAGCCGCTAGAGATAAAGATTTAGCATCAGCGATTTCCGCCCATCAGCGTTTACGGGCACTTATGGAAGCTGAGGCAGCCCAGAGACAAAGAGATCTGGCATCGACAATTTCAGCGCGTAAACAATTACGAGCTATCATAGACGCTGAAGCAGCTCAGAGACAGAAAGAATTGTCAGATACGATTGCCGCACGTCAGGCAATACGTGGATACATAGATGCTGAAATCGCAAAGCAAAAAGAATTAAAGGCTTCCAAGATGGATGCCGCTACCGTTACAGCACAGACAAATGAAGCTGCCCGTAGAGGATTTGTAGCAGCTGCACAGGCTCGTACAGCTGAGGCTAAAGGAACTAAAGAAGCAGTAGCCCAGACCAAACAACTACTCATATCTTGGGAATCATTTGCTAGACTTGTTACAGTACAAATTATACATAGGGCTATTAGTGCTATAGCCGTGGCAATTAGAGAAGGTGTTGCTACAGCCACACAACTGTCAGTAAAGATTGCAGAAATCCAAACTATCTCACAGAACGTCCCACTATCATTTGGTGCATGGGCAGATGGACTACAGAAGATATCAAGTTCCTTTGGATTCGATATATTAGACTCTGCAGAAGCCGCTTATCAAGCGCTCTCTAACCAGATTGCAGAAGGTGCCGATACACTTACATTTATGACCGAAGCATCAAGACTCGCTGTTGCTTCTGTTAGTACACAGGCTGTTGCTGTAAATGCCTTGACAGGTGTTATGAACGCTTATGGCTTATCAGCAATCTATGCTGAGGATGTATCTGCAGCATTATTTAAGACAGTTGAACTTGGCCGTTTAAGACTCGATGATGTTGCACAGAGTATCGGTGACGTTGCTGTTCTGGCTGCACAATTAGGTATACAATATCAAGAATTATTTGCTACGATTTCTACAATCACTATTCGCGGTATTGCATATAATAAGACTCAGACACAGTTAAGAGGTATCTTCACTAAGCTGCTTAAACCAACAAAGGAAATGAAGAAACTCTTTGAGGAACTTGGAGTAGCTTCTGGTGAACAACTTATAGAATA